GATGTTGACCAAGGTAATATTACAGGTCTTGGCAGAGATGAAAATGGCTGGCCAACATTGGATGGTGACACTCTGGCTGACACTCGCGCACACTTTTTATTGATTAAGACTGAATCTGGAAGATGGGAACCAGCCGTGCTTTCACTCAGTCGCACGCAGATCAAGAAGTCAAAACTCTGGATCACTCAGATGATGAATCTCCGTGTCGATGGTATTGAAGGTATGTTGCCGAGTTTCAGCCACTCTTATAAACTGACATCTGTTATCGAAAGCAGAGACAAATACAAATGGTTTGGTGTCAATTTTGAGTTAGACAAACGAATTAATCTTCCAGAGCTTTATGTCGTGGCTAAAGGTATGGCTGGCGATGTAAAATCCGGGAAAACTGAAACTGAAGAACCGGTTCCTGACGCACCAGTGAACGACAAAGCTGTTTAATTAACCAAACTTAAACATAATCCGGCAATGAGTGGAACGTTCAGGTTGAGCGAAGGCGATGACCCTGACGGTAATGTGTTACACTTGTTGTCGGGTGGAGAATAAGATGCGAGAAATAAAATTTCGCGGGATGGTCGCTGAAACAAGTGAATGGATTTATGGATATTATCTTTATGATAGAGAAATGTTTCAACATAAAATATATGTTGAAACTCCAGTTTCTAAAAATGAACCTCATTGGCGTGAAATTATTCAACAAACTCGTGGTAAATTCATCGGCCTCAAGGATAAAAACGGCGTTGAGATATATGAATCTGATGTAGTTCGGATAGAGCGAAAAGGAAGCCCCAATATAAAAGGTTCACTTGATGTCACATACGAAGCGATAGTTGAACACGACAAAATAAACCCCTGTTTTTGTCTCAAGCGAAACCCTGAAAGATTTGGCGCTGATGTAGAATATGACTTTATTTGTTGTGGTATAATATCACTCGAAGTCATTGGCAACATTCACGAAAACCCAGAATTATTAAAAGGATAATAAATGCACAAAGCTGCCAAGAAATACGTGGAGCAAGGTTGGTCTGTCTTTCCACTGCATTCAATTGATGAAAAAGGAGAATGCACCTGTGGTGAACCATCATGCTCTGATGCAGGCAAACATCCAAGAGTTCAACGTGGCTTAAAAGAAGCTTCAAGAGATTTAAACAAAATTGATGAGTGGTTTGGTCCCGATGCTCCATTATCTAACATCGCCATTGCGACTGGCAAAGTGTCAGGCATCACTGTGATCGACATCGACATCGGGGATGGGAAATTTGGTGCGGATAATTGGGTTAAAATAAATAAGGAACACGGAGAGCCAAAAACTTTAATGTCTCAAACCGGTTCAGGCGGTATGCATGCTCTTTTTAAATATAACTCTGCTTTAAAGACAGCATCAAATATTTTGGGTAAAGGAATTGACTGTCGTAATGATAATGGTTATATAGTTGCTCCTCCATCAATGCATCGGTCAGGTAATAAATATGAGTGGGTGGATCAGAATCAAGAACTCACAGATCTTCCAGCTCACTTATCACAGAGAAAAGAAGCTCGTGGTCGTCCAAAAAAAGATGATCCTTATAGAAAAAAATATGCGATTGAAGAAATTGAAAACATGCTTCAACACATTCCGGCTGAAGATTATGATTTGTGGCGTGCAGTTGGAATTATTTTGGGGAGAGAATTTGATCGTAGTGACGAAGCGTGGAAAATTTATAATGATTGGGCTGATAAAGCAGGTGGGAAAGATGGCCGCAATCGTAATGAAAAAATGAGTGAATCTTTTTATAAATTATCACAACAAAAAGATGGTAATCAATTAACAGTAGGAACTATTGTTCAAGCAGCGATTCAAAACGGATGGGCACCAAAGAGGGGGGAGGTGCCTATTGAGAATTTTATTTATTACGGTCCGGGTAACAATTATGTTTATAGAATTACCACAAGTTATTGGACAGGAGCTGCTGTTGATGCCGCAGTTTCCCCGATTAATAAAGATAAGGTAATAACTAAACCTTCAATTTGGTTGAAGGAAAATTTGCTGGTTACATCAATGACTTGTGATCCTATTATTAATGGTGATTTATTAAAAGGGCATGATTGTCGTAATGGTGAAATAATAGAAAGCGTTGGTGCATCGATATTTAATTCATATCGTAAACCAACAATTGAACTTGGTGATGCAAAATTGGCAAAACAATTTTTAAAACATGTTAATAAATTATTTGACAAACCCGGTGATGCAGAACAATTTTTGAATTACATGGCGCACCGTGTTCAGAAACCTTGGGAAAAACCGAGATTTGCTTTATTAATTGCTGGTGGTCAAGGTGTTGGAAAAGACATGTTGATTGATTTTTGTGCACCGGCAATTGGTTCCTGGAATCTTGCTAATATAGATCCCGCTGCTTTTGAATCCGGGTTTAATGAGTATCAACAGGCAACTCTGGTAAGAATTAGTGAAGCGGCTAACCTTCAAGAAATGAATAAGTGGGCTTTTAATGAACGCACGAAAGTTTTGATTGCCGGTTCTCCAGATATATGCCAGATCAACCCAAAGTATGGTCAAAAATATTCTGTCAGAATGCACTGTGGGGTCATCTTAACTACGAATCATCTTGCAGAAGGCATCTTTATACCACAGGATGATCGAAGGTATGATGTGATTTCTTGCGCAACTTTTGCTGAAATGGGACTTAGTAATGAAGAAAAGCGAAAACAATATTTTACTGATTTATGGGGTTGGTGGTTAAACGAAGGTGGGAAGAGCCATGTTGCTGCTTATTTGAATGAAAAGGATATTTCCCTTTTCTCACCTAATAATGGTCAAAGGAAAACGGAAGCTCATGCAACTATTGTTGCTGGTGGAATGGGCGGTGATGAATGGCTTGATGACATTTTAAATGAGTTGGATTATCCAATTGCTGTTCGGTCTGACAAACTGATTAAAATGTCAACTAAATCTGGAGAGAATCCCAAAAATACATGCAGAAGATTGAGTGCTTCTATGGGAAGGCTTGATTATGTGATGTTTAAAAATGAAAACAATAGAGATGGAAGGTGGAGTATCGGTGGTAAGAAAGTTACTGTTTATGTCAAAGTCGGTGAGGTCAAAAAAGATTTTAATCCATTGATAGAATTGAAACCCGAAAAGGAAGAGGTTTGAGATGAGTGAAAAGAAATGTTTTCATTGTGGCAGTGATGTTAAATTTATAAAATGGTCTGGAGTAAAAAATACAATTATAGATCACTGGGAATGCACTAAGTGCAATTACACAATGTATAAAGAGGACTTTACTCTAAAGGTTCCAGATCATTTTGAAGGTGTGACTTATGAACCTTCAAAAATCATCCAAGAAATGCACGAGACATTCAAACAGCGCGGCGAAGTATATGGTGATAATTATAAACAGGTCGGGGAAGTAATGAAAGTTTTATTTCCTGATGGAATAATATTAAATTCTGTCATGGATTTTAACACTTATTCAATTTTTGATTTGATAACAGTTAAGTTAACCCGTTTTGCACAATCAAAAATGAAACATATTGACAGCATACATGACATTGCGGTGTATTGCGCGATGTTGGAGTCGTTAATTAGGAATTATAATCAAAAAAAGGATGAAGGTAATAATGTTTGAATATCTATATGATTTTTGTCTGGTAATGATTGGTGGAATAATATCTATTGCAAATATTTCATGCTTCCCTCAATTAAATAATAATAAATGGTATTATAAATATAAAGTTGAGTGTAATGGAAATATAACATATGGAAAAACTTTAAGAAAAGCGATTGATGCAACAATTTGGTATTTGTAATTTTCTAAGGAAACAAAATGAACTCAATAATATTTGATGTAGAAACAACCGGTTTATTAAAAAAAGGTGCACCATTAGAAGAACAACCAGAGATCATTGAAATAGGTGCAATGTATATTGATGATAGTGATACTATCACAAGAACCATCAGCCAATTGATAAGACCGATTACAGACTTGCCAGATCCTAAAAAAACAAAAGAATTCTGTGGTATCACACCGGACATGCTTAAAGGGAAACCAACCTTTGCTGAATTTAGACCAACTTTATCTTCATTTTTCGCGTGGTCAAATAATTTAATTTGTCATAATGCAAGGTTTGATAAAACTATGCTTGAGAATGAATTAATTAGACTTGACCAAAGTATCAATTTGATGTTCCCATGGCCGGATGAAACATATTGCACCATCTTTGAATATGAACACCTGACAGGTGGTAAGTTTATGAAACTTACTGAGTTGTATGAGAAGGTTGTAAAGTTTCCATTAGCTCAGACTCATCGCGCACTTGATGATTGTAACGCGGTTTATGATATTTTAATGAAGGATAACTTTTTTGATAGGATTCGGGAGGGGAAGTGAAAATTGAAAGGTATTTAATCATAAAAGGAAGAAAAGGTTGGGTTAAAGGTGTTACATAAATGACCCAACTAAAACTTAAAACAGAGTATAGCTTTGGCAAAACCTATGCACCTATCGATAAAATAATAGAGCGGCTCGTTGAGATCAATTGCACTTCCGCAGGTATTGTTGACAATTCAACCTGGGGTCATGTAGCTTGGGACAAGGCTTGTAAGAAAGTCGGTATTGCACCGCTGTTTGGTGTCGAGTGTATCGTCAGTGATGTCGATGATCTGTTTTTAAAGATGTGGTTCTTGGCTCGAACCACCTTCGGACTTCAAAAATTATATCAGACAATGAGTCAATCATATCATCAGATGATAAAATCTAATAGAGGAGAATTACCACGGCTTTACAGAAGTGACGTGCTTAATATGGGTGGTGATATTTATAAATTCGCCGGTGAAGTGACCGATGGTGAATTTTTAAAAGATGTAGATGCAGTATTAGATCTAAATCCTGGCAGTCGAGTTTTAAATAGTAAGAAATTATCACTGAGTAAAGGCTATGGTCTTCGGGTCGTATCTGTTTCTGACAATGCATATATAAATGAATTGGATCAAGAGATCTTCGAGTTAATAAGCTCTGCTGGGGCTAAACCATCAGACCAACATATATTGACAGATTTGGATTACCGAGCAAGAGCTGGTAATATTGCTATTGATTGCCAAGGTGTTGAATTACCAACTGCACCTATGGTCCATGCTGAAGGGGATTTGCTTTGGTTATGTGAGACGGGGTTAAAATCAAGAGGTTGCAAATTGCTTCAAAGGTGGGGAAATAAATACCGAGAAAGGTTACAATATGAACTCGATCTTATCCGTTCCAAAGACTTCGATAGCTACTTCATTATTGTCGCAGACATGGTTAGATATGCCAAACAACATATGTTGGTCGGTCCCAGCCGAGGTTCTGCTGCCGGGTCACTCGTATGTTATCTATTGGGGATCACAGAAGTTGATCCTATACCTGCCGGACTGTATTTTGAAAGATTCATCGATGTTAACCGAACAGATCTTCCAGACATCGACCTTGACTTTCCAGATAAGAAAAGGCAAATGGTATTTGATTACATGGCCGAAAAATACGGAGCCAATAAAACTGCTCATATCGGAACCATTAGCCGCTATCGACCACTCTCGGCTATAATTAAAATTTGTAAAGCATTAGGAATATCATATTCAGAAACAGCAGCTTTAAAAAGAAATATAATTGAGAGCGCGCCTGGTGATGCACGATATAATAAGCGTTTAAAAGATACTTTTAAAGAGACAGATGATGGTAAATATTTTGCCAAAGATTTTCCTTTAGCTGCTGATGCTTGCTCTAAGATTGAAGGTCACGCTTCACATTCCGGAGTTCATGCTGCCGGGTTATTAATTTGTGATGACGAAATAACAAAATATGCAACAGTTGATAATAAAGGCATCGCTCACGTTGAAAAAGATGCAGCTGAAGAACGTGGTTTGCTTAAAATTGATGTTCTTGGCCTTCGCACGCTCAGTATTTTGGAAGACTCAGGAATTGATATTGACTGGTATAATCTGCCATTTAACGATCCAGTTGTATTTGAAATTTTTAACAGTGGCTTATTATGTGGAATTTTTCAATTCACCGGTGATGCCATGCGTAATGTGGCCAAAGAAATTGACTTCAAAACCATTGATGATATTAACATCACTGTTGCTCTGGCTCGTCCTGGTCCATTAAGTAGTGGTATTGATCAAAAATATATTGCGCGGCAGAACGGACAAGAATATAAATTATTACACCCTTCATTAAAAGAGACTCACGGTTTATTTGTTTATCAAGAACAGACTATGGCCGTTGTGCATGATATTGGTGGTTTTAATTGGGAAGATACAATTGCTATTCGCAAAGCAATTGCCAAAAGTAAAGGTAAAGAAGCGATTGATAAATATTTCACTCAGTTTCTTGAAGGTGCATTTGAGCACGGTTTAAAAAAAGTAGAAGCCCATAAGATCTGGGAAGTCATCAATCAAATGGGTGCATACCAGATGAATAAGGCTCACACATATTCTTATGCCGTAATAAGTTATTGGACTGCATATCTTAAAGCACATCATCCTTTGGAATTCGCCGCGGCGAACTTGCGTAATGTTAAGGATGAGGATGCAGCTATCATGTTGCTTCGTGAAATGAATCGAGAAGGTATTGAATATATACCTTTTGATTTAGATCTGTCTGAAAAAAATTGGTCAGTTCAAGATGGTAAGCTTGTTGGTGGTTTTATTACTCTTAAAGGAATTGGTGAGAAGAAAGCTGAAAAATATATTGCACTACGTAACGAAGGGAAGTTAACTGAAAAACATATTGAAACAGTCACACGATCATTTAATCCTTTTGCAGATATTTTTCCGTTCCATGATAAGTATCAGCATTTGTATGATGAACCGAGTAAAAATAATATTTTAAGTGAAGTATATGAGATCTCTGATATTGATAATGTTCCTCATACACATGAGAGAGTCTTTCTTGGAGAGTTGATTTATAAAAAACGCCGTAATGAAAACGAAGCTGTAAATATCAAAAAGAGAAAAGGTAGAGTCGCAATTGGACCATTGGATTATGTTAATGTAAGATTTCGTGATGATAATGGTGAAATCGGTGGTCGGATCGGTGTTAAAGACTTTGAAACAATTGGCAGGGACCTATTGAAAAACATACCAGTCGGAGCACATTTAGTTGTTCGTGCAAAGTTTTTTAACGGAATCCGTTGGGCTTACATAACCAGATTCAGGAGGATTGATGCACATCAAGAATAAAAGAACAATAAACTGTTATAAAAAAAGAAGGTATCACAATGAACAAACGGCAAATGCCGGCATCAAACGGCTTCGGAAGAAATATAAAAAGAAAGCAAAGCTTTATTATTGTGCAGTTTGCAATGGTTATCATATAACTACGAAGGGAATCAAATGAGCGAAAAAACAGACTTTAATCTATTCAGAAAGAACATGATGCAACGTAAAGATCGCATTGATCGGGTTGAAAACATTTGTGTTGATGGAATGCCAGATGTCAGTTATTGCATCGATGGTGTTGATGGTTGGATTGAAATAAAATCGCCGAAAGAACCAAAGCGCGCAACTTCAAAATTGCTCAGAATGAAGTTGAATCACAAATTATTACAGTCTCAAAAGAATTGGTTCCTTTGTCAACGCATGGCAGGTGGCAAAGGTTACATATTGATCTGCACTGACAAGCGATGGATGCTGATTGATGGTTGCAAATATGCCGATCAGGTAAATGATATGACAGTTAATTCATTACATAGAGCTGCATCATGGGTTGCATTTACACCAATAAAAGAAGAAGGTTGGTTTTTATTAAGATGGCATTTAAAAGGAGCAGATGGTGATATACAAAACAAAACCATATAAGCATCAGAAAGATTTTCTTGAGAAACATCAATTTGCCGGTCGTGAATATTATGCACTATTGCCTGAAATGGGGACCGGTAAAACCAAAATTATTATTGATGATGTGGCAAATTTATGGTTAGAAGGTAAATGTCACTCGTTATTAGTCTTTGCACCAAATAACGTCCATTATAATTGGCTAAGAGAAATTAAAATTCATATGTTAGATGAAGTCCATTATCAAATGGCAGCTTGGACGGCCAATGGTAAAAAGGCAGACAAAATTGAAATTGAAAAATTATATAAAGTTGACGGTAATTTTATTAATAGAAAAATAACTTTGAATGATTTACGGCCATCACTAAGAATTTTAACAATGAATTGGGAATCATTACAAAACAAAAAAGGTGTCGAAGCGGCTGAACGCTTCCTATTGTCATCAAAAGATTTGATGATCGTATGTGATGAATCCGACAGTGCAAAAAACCCCAGGGCAAAGCGCACGAAGAATTTAATGAAACTTGGTAAACATAAGAATTGTATCTATCGCCGGATTATGACCGGCACGCCAATAAACAATTCTCCTGAAGATGCATTTAGTCAATACAATTTCCTTCATAAGAGTATTCTTAATATCAGTAGTTTTTGGGCATTCAAATCTGAATTTTGTGAATTACTTTCACCTGATGATCCTGTGATGTTCGCCATTCGGCAAAAAACAAATCGGATTCCACAGGTAGTTGCAAAAGATTCTAATGGAAAACCAAAATATAAAAACCTTGATAAGTTATCAGCTCTTATTGCACCACATAGCTTCCGAATTTTGAAAAAAGATTGTTTAGATCTTCCTGATAAGGTTTATAAAACAATATATTTTGATTTGACGAAGCAGCAAAAAGCGATTTATTCCAGAATGGAAGATGAGTGCAGGATGATATTTGAGAATGAAGAGACACCAGTTTCAAAGCTTACTGCTATTGGAAAATTGTCACAAATCACTTCAGGATATTATCTTCATCCAGATGCAAAAGGACCGGTGAGGATCGAAGGTCCTACTCCAAAATTGGATTTGTTAATGGGCAGAGTTCGAAGTATTGTTGATTCTGGCAATAAAGTCATTATATGGGCGCGTTATAGGGTAGAGATCGCAGATATTGTTGCACGATTGAAGGGGGAGAAGATCAAATGCGTTGAACTACATGGAGGAATAAAACAAAAAGATCGCATGGATGCGATTGACGCATTTGAACACGAAGATATTCCTGTCTTTGTAGGTAATCAACAGGCAGGCGGCACTGGTATCACCCTGGTCGCGGCCAGCTATGTAATTTATTTTAGTAATAGTTTCTCATTAAGAAACAGATTACAGTCAGAAGATCGTGCACACAGGATCGGTCAAACTAAGAAAGTGACATATATAAATATCGCGGCTAAAAATACAGTTGATGAAATTGTTATCGATTCATTGCTTAATAAAAAAGATGTGGCTGAGACGATCATCGATAAAGGATTGGAGATGTTTAGGTGAATAAAAAAGAAAAAATAGCATTTATCAGAGGTCTTTTTATTGGTAGTATTTTCAACTTAATAATTCTTGCAATAATTTTTAAAATATTGGGAATTTAATAAACATTAAAGTTTCCTCCCGAAACACCGATAAGGTATAATAAGGAGGACAAAATGACTGATGCAAAATTAAGTAAATTGGTAGAATTTTACAAACGGAGGCTCGATGCACTATCGTTCAGTGACAGTGACAGTGACAGTGACTTTGATAGAGGAGCGTATATTGCATTCTCAATTGCGATGATTAAAACAAGAGAGATCGTTTGGGAAATACTCGAACGACAATTAACATTGGAGGAATGATGAAAATAACAATTGAGATCCTTGAAACAATCAAAACTCAAATCGGAAGGAGAATTTCAAATTATCTTGTAAAAGCCAACAAGAAAAAAGTAAAACAAATGGCTAAAATAAAACATCAAGCCAAAGCTGATGCACTACGTGTCGAAGTTGAACGGCTTGATAAAATCATTAAAAAGATTGAGGAAAAAATGGACACAGAAGAAAATACCAAAACAGAAGATAAAGTTGAACCATCAGCAGAAGATCAAGTGATGGAAGAAACTAAAGAACTTGAAACAACTGGAGATGCTTCGGAAGCATCGGCCTGTGATGCAACTAAAAATAATGGCGGCGATGTGAAAGAAGAAAAACCGGCCACGGATGATTCTGTTGTTGAAATGTCTTTTGATATCGGACTTCGGAAATTATTATGTGGAGAAAAAGTTGCTCGGAAACTTTGGGATGGTAAATATCATCTGGAATCTTATTCTCCAAATCATAACAGCACGCTTAAGGCTCAATTCATTATTGCCGCTGATGTTGATGGTAAGTTAGACTTCTGGACACCCAATATGACAGATTTAACCGCGGGTGACTGGTATATCGTTGATTAATCTCGATAGATTATACCAATAAATAAATTGGTCAAGACCATTTAATTAGTCTTGACCAATTTTTAATATATGTGAAAGTGTATTATATAATGAAGATCGTCATAGCAGTAGATACAAACCAAAGCCAAATTCGGGTTTATTTTCGGTTCTGAACTTATAAAACCCCCATATTCCCATCGGATCAACAAATCCATATGTAACAGCGATGCCACCAGCTCCAAATATATATGCTTCAGTAGGCACGCCGCCCGTTCCGGTCTGATCTGACCAATCAACACCGCCGCCAGCGACAGGTCCAATATAAAATCGATTTGATACTTTAAATAATTTTGTAACTTCACCCGTGGCTTCAACAGTTTCACCAAATTGGCCAAAACCAGTTATCCACAGTCCCAAGACTTCTTTTGAATAACCAATCTGCAATGCAAGTTCACCATCCACAGATACCGGGCCAATCAAAACGGCAGATGGTTCTTCCGGTGCTACCTGTGCAAATAATGGTAAGCACAGCACCATAAGTAACGCGATTAAAAACAAAGATGCTTTCAAACATCACTCTCCTTTTCTTCTGGCTTGTTAGCCAGACGTTTGCTGATTAAATCAACAATGAAGTAAATTAAAACGATTATCACAATAGCTCCAATGTAATAAATCGTTCCGATGTCTTTTGCAGCCATATACAAAACTGCACTGATACCACTCAAAGCAACAAGAAACTTTGTTCCTGTCTTTTGGGGAACAAGAGTGCTGATAAAATCCAACACCATTTTAAGAATAGCTTCCATTATGGATATTCCTTTCTTGAAAGTTGCCAATGGGGACCATCATCAGTTAACCAAAAACCGCCCCATTCAATTTGAGTATCTAATTCTATTGCTGCACGAAACATTGATTTTGCAATTTTATTATAAAATTTCTCTTCCCAAGATATTTTATTCTTAATATAAGCTGCCAGATCAAAAGCGTGACAAAATGCTTCACCGGGTCTAATAAGATGTCGACTGTCCATTATCCAACTGTCACCAGAGGTAAGTAACTCTTTTTGCCTCTCTATGGATCGAGCACCTTCTGTAATGGCAAAATCTACTTCAGATAATTCAAGTGCCCGATGAGCAACCATGACCAAATCTGGACGAACAAAAATTAGATTATCTTTTGATCTTTCTCCGAAATAATATTCTTGCATTATAAGCTATCTTTCGCTTGGATTAATATTAAAATTTGATTGATCTTATTACCAATTTCTTTTACATTTGCTTTTGTTTCTTTTACATCTTCTTTAATATGTTTGACATCTGCTTGCATTGTTACACCATCGTCTTTGTCAAAATATTTTGCATCATCAAGATCATCGTTTTTTTCAATTTCCTTTGATATAATAGTATTTACAGTATCTTGAATATCAGATTTGCTGGTTAAAAGTCCAAAGGCATTTAAACCAAGAGCAATACTCATAATAATTCCTACTGTTGCTAAAGTCTTATTGTTTTTTGATGTCATTGATAATCTCCCTTATATTGATGTCCAAGCTTTTAAATAACCTGTTGATCTATTTTGTGGCAAAAATGTTGAAGAATTAATTCCAGCAGAAACTCCACCAGCCCCAGTTACGATGCTAAATGTCCCGGCTGGTTGATTAATGTCTGTGACAATAGTTCCAACTGCAACCACTCCAAGAGCATCTTCATATGCAAGATACATTCCTTCTGCATCTGTTGCGAATCCAGCTTCTGAGGTTGGAGAAAATAAAAGCTCAATTTTAGCCGGAGACAAATCTGCTGAAGATGTGCTTGTCTTTTTTCCAGTTAATAATAATCCTGAATATAATGTTCCAACGGCAAGAGTTTGTATATAATCATCAGTTCCAAAATCAACTCGCGCTCTAAAATTTGTTCCGTCAGATGCACCCCAATCTTCTGATATTAAGATTGCGGAAGCGTGAACAGTTCCTGATCTTTTATTATTGGAAAAAACGATCTCATCAAGATATTGATCGAAGTCATCAAGTTTTAATAAAAATTCAATATTGTCAGCGGCAATCATATTGTCTGAAATTATAATTACAGACTTTTCTGTTAATGTTGTTATAGTTTCTTTTGCATAAATACCAGCTGATGTTTGAGTAAAACCAACACTTGGCACGGCCTTTTCAACTGTATTATTTTTAACAATGCACGATTTATTATTGCTGATGGTAATATTGAACGTGTCATACGAAGAGTCGTCTGTTAATTGGTCTATAAAAACACTATTGCCAGATACAATCGCTTCATCAAAACCAGCAATTTCTATTCCTGTCATGGCAGCACTGCCAGATGTTATATATATTACATTGCCTTGCATCAATAGTCCTGTCCATCCGGGAAATGAAGATCCGGAATAAGTCGAATCTATTCCGATATAAATTCCTCTTCGAGCAGAACCTTTGATGGTGTTTCCTGACACAATAATACTATCAATTGCTTCAGAAGAATTTCCAGCATTGAAGAAGTCTATGATCTTAGCTGACGCATGATTTCCAATACAAGTATTGTTTACGATTTTTAAATTATTAAATGAAGGATCTGTGTCAAATCCGATAACACTTTGATTGGCTGCATAAGCTCCGTTGAAATAATTGTCGTGAACATTGATATCTTGAAACAACATTGCTTTATGAGCAACTTGCATTGTAATTGTTGCTGTAAGATTAGTAATATGATTATGAGCAATTTCTATACCAACAGAAGGAGTGTTATCTACATATATTCCCCAAATGGCACCGGTGGCCGCTCCGTCTATTTGAATAGTAGCCGATGCAGTTGCAGTTGCTTGATTGTGCCCAACACAATCAATTACTTTAACATTTTCACATCCGCATATGTCAACAAAATGTTGATCGTGATTTAAAGCCTTCACACGTTGAATTGTAACATCAAACGCGTGACCGAGTCCAATCAGATCACCATTAGATCTGTTAGGAGAAGTTGCACCATCTGATATAGAGAAGTCTTGCATTGTAATATTTCCAGCGGCTGTATAAACTCCATTGGTGTCATAATATTTATTAACAATAAGATTACCATCATTTCCGCGTTCAGAAGGAAGTCTTTGAATAAGTGTTGCGCTCATGCCTTGTCCTTGAAGGATGACATTAAATGGAACTTGAATACAAGCATTGGCATGAGATGATCCAGTAAGACTGACATATAAAGTGCCGGACGGCAATTGGCATATTCCACCACCTTGAGATTCAAGTTCTTCAAGAGCATCTTCAATAGCAGCAGTCCAATCATCACCAGAACCGAGGGTGCTTGCCGCAAAATCTTTAACATTAACAACATCGCGTAACTTGCTCTGAACGGTTCTTGATACAGCCCCTGTTCCTGATTGTAAAAATGTCACTTCATCAGATCCGATTGAACCACCAACTTCACCAA